TCATTATAGCCATGCCACCATCATTTGGCCTGGACCAACCAAACTGAGATGCTATTGTACCGACACCGCTAAAAACCCAAGATAAGGGTCTGGTATAAGAAAGTAATGAAGGTACATAAGTACCAACTTTATTAGTTATCAAATTGGCCAAACTCATCATCTTAGAAACGGGACCAGCAGCTTTAAACTCACCTTGGCCAGCCATCTGCGGAACAACGACACTGGTAAAAGGAGTACCAGGGCCAATAAGCTCAACATCCTCCAACCAAAAATGAATTTGATATGTTGTACTCAGACCAGCAGTAATATCAGCCTGAAAAGGGGTATAAGACACCAAACCAAGTTGACAATAAGTCCTAGAATTATTAACCAATAAATAATCGGTATCCCAAGTAAATGGATACTTGAGGGTGCAAGAACTGGTATCTGCCAAGTTAATTTCTGCAGAAGGCAAAGTACAATACGCGGTGGGATAATTTATGGGGTTAAAAGCAAGTCCGGTGTAATCCATAGGGGCAACCCCCAACTTAAAAATACCCGCAGCCTGAGGAGTTGCAGAAATCTCTAATTTAAAACAAAAAGTGGCCCTAAAACCAATAACACCAGCCATATTGCCAATAAAGCCAGAATTAGAAAAGTAATTAGTATCATTCGTGGCCAAAACCTTGGTGTACAAATTACCATAGGCAGCATTAGCTATGGTGCCATTCTTGACAGCCATAGGTCGAGAAAAATACTCCCTAATATCATTGCGCATAGCTCCACTACGATAGGGTGGATGAGCAGCACCAGGTATCTCACCAATCACGCCACCATCATGGAAAACAGTCTCCTGATGAATTTCAATGTCATGGCTAGGCTGTAAATCGTCTACGTTATGCGTTGCGGAACCATATGTAACGGCTCCAGAATTGTTATCATTTAGTTTATCCATATGTGTTTAAGAGCAGAAAACGCTGCACCGGAGTAAAATTAAAAATACTATTAATAAATGCGATAATTCAAAAGATAATAGCCACATCACGCCACTTACTCGTCAATACTCCAAACTGGTGTGTATCCTCGGTACCACCCACGGGCAATGGTGTATGCATATTCTGCACCAATGCCATTCGTCGGGTCGCGAACACCTACTTGCCTGAACAGGCGTCGCAGCTGAATCAAATTGGCTTCAAAAAGCCCAAAATCATATGCTGCCAACTCCCTGATCATGGCGACCGACACTTGCGCCAAGTGTTCTTCATCGGTCGTTTTCTTCTTCCTCCAATTGAGCATGTCTCCAATGGAGTAAAACTCCAACGGCGCATAGACATACCCATCACTGTCAAGACCAAACCTGCGCTTGAGGAAAGAGCACTGGCCCACCGGTTTCAAAGTGTACAAGTCACCAGTCTTATCCTCACTGGTGTACACCATACCGATCCTGGGACAAAATCGAGCCATGGCCTCAAGATTGAAATCAAGGCAATCATCAGACGGGGCGAAAATATTGTTGTCTCCATACACATAGCAGCGAACTTTCTCCCTGAAAGACAAAACGGCCTGATCACCATACATGTCACACCAGCACAGCCTGAAAACCACTAAATTGTACAAAGAATTCAAAATGGATGTCAAAGGGTGTCCACTAGGAAGTGAGCCAACAATCTTATAAATGACCCACGACTTGTA